TAAATTACCTTCTCTGCATTTCTAAACTTATGATATGTACTAAACCCAATAGTATTAGTTGTAAGTCCTACATTTGTACTAACTGATTCTGCATTAAAGTAAGGTGCATGATCTATCAACCGCATATTAACGGAAGCAGTAGCACCTTCTCCATTACCACCTTCAATCTTAATTAATGGAGTTTCTTCATAATCAAAACCTTCATTCTTAACTCTAATCTCAGCTAAGGATCCTGTAATTCCAGCATATCCAGTAGCACCAGATCCAACAGCATCTGAAACATTTAAAACAGGAGGATCTATTACATCATAACCAGATCCTGGAGAAGTAACCTCAATTTCTTCAATTTTACCATATCTAAGAAGATCATTTGATTTATAATTAAGAACTTCAACACCATTAATTAAAATACCAGTAGCACCTGGTTCAGTTTTAGTAATTACACCATCATTATGAGGTGGAGAAATTTCTCTAAAAAGTCTTTGTGATTTTAGAATCTTATCTCTAAACTCATATGGTTTGATTTCATTATCAACTACAGTTCTACTATCAATATCCATAAAGATATCATTATAAAGATTTGATCTACTAGTTGCAAATCTAACAGAATTGTCACTAATTCTTTCTATAAAGTAAAGACCTTCTTCAAATATCTCCGATATAATTACTGTTCTAGTTGCTGCCTTACCAGTTCTATAATCTGTATATGTCTGATTTTCTTTTTGTGGTGTATAATAGACAGCATCTCCAGTACGGAATGAATGATCTCCAATTGTAAAATCAGTGCCAACAAAAGTACCACTAAATTTAACTTGTCTATATGTTGTATTAAGAGCTTGAGAGTTATACGCAGGGATAGATGAAGAAGCAACTAATAACTTATCTTCATTTTTATACGTATTTTGTACGTTAGTAGAATAAACTTGAGAACCAGGGAAATTATTAGTTAGTACTTTTAATATATTTTTCTTAAGGGTATAAGTATTAGTAATATTAAGAGTTCCTTGACCTCTAATTGTCATAGAAGTTGAAGAACTAATGTCAATTATAGTGGTTGCTAATGGAATACCATCAGGACCAACAATAGCTGCAGAATCACCTATTCTAAAATAATGAAGTTTAAATAAGTTAACTTTATATGTCCAGTCAGAAGCATCTAATAATTCTATACTATGAACTTTATAAGTAGGTGCAGTATTATAAAACCAATCTCTTGATTTAAACTTTTTATCCTCAATACCTAAACTCTTAATTCTAGCAGTATCATTTCTTGAATAATAATAAGTATTCGTGGGATAATCAAGTTGACTAAGTACCGAAGTTATTTTTACTTTGACTGTTTCATCTGGATTTCCAAAAGCTGCTCCATATGCATAAGTATTAATCCCGATATTACTACCATCAGAGATTATTCCAGCAACATTAGAAACTCCTTGAAACTCATTTACAGTTATAGAAGAATAAGTAACCACTCCAACTGTTGAATCACTATAAGTTACATCCAAACTTCCAGAATGAGCAAATCCTACAGTAGAATCAACATCTATAAAAGATTGTCCAATTGATACATCACCAATAACTTTAGTATTAGCATGAACAGAGAAAGCACCATATACAGCACCATCAACCCTTAAATCCCGGTTATATCCGGCATCCATGCTCATTCTATAATAAGTCTCACCTACACCAACATTAATCCTTTCGATGTTTGTAATGGGTCCATATGCCTTTGTAAGGTCTCCAAAAGCGTCTTGATATAGTGTTGCTTGTTCTAAGTCTAATGGGTCTCCATCATATGCCTCAACCACTAAATCATTAGTAATCCGATAATTTGCATTTGAAGGGGTAAAGAGAAATTCTCTTGGTCTTATAATCTCAACATTTTCACTATACAATGCACCAAATAAAATTTCAAAGGATCGATCAGTACCTTTACTTGAATAAAAATCTTTTGCTTGTTTTATAAAAAGGTTTTGATTTAAATCTTCTGATAATGAACGATCTTCTAATCCAGGTAATAATTGTTTCTTTGCTTTCTTTAAAAACTCCTTGAGGAAGAGAATTGTTAAATTCTCAATCTTAACCCCCTCACGGGTTCTTTTGCCGTTTGTAGCGTCATATAGGTTACCCTCATGAGACGCAGCAGAAGAAGTACTAAAAACAAGTTGTTCAGGATTTGCTTCAGCCCTATAACTTGTAATACCACAAAATCCTCTAACACAACCAGTAAAAGAAGTAGCAGTTTTTCCAGTATATGTTATTATCTCATCTTCAATCTTTATTAATCCATATGAATCAGGAAATCCAATAGTACCATTAGGAAATGCTTCTACTGGAATAGTTGTATCATATTGAGTAATATCAGCATCTAGAATTGTATTATCAGTTAAGTTAACTTGTTCGTTAATTTTTATATATTGATCAATATTATTAATCAAGTCAATAGGAGCACCCTGAAATTCCTGTGCTTGGTAATATGATTTTAAAAACTCAGAAATTAGAGGAAAATCAGTCCTAACATAAGTAGGCAACTGATTTTGAACAATATTACTAAACTGAACTCTTTTGACTGTCATTGGTATTGGATTAATCGCTTAGTATGTGGGTGTAGCAGCCGTAGTAGCAGCAGTGGTGGTTGTAGTAGTGGTTGTAATTATTTCAGTAGTATCATCAGTTCTACCACCAGAACGTACCAAAGTACCGTTAGAATAACTTGAAGAAACAATATAGTTGGATGCTGAAGGATCTAATCCGGAAGAAACTTCGTCAACAATAGGTTCAAAGGTACTATTACTTATATCTAGTTGCAAATAAAGATCCTGTAATCCAATAACGTCATTTGAGTATGGAGTTGCTTGTATTTCTACAATTGTTTGTCCATCTTTAATTTTTCCGGATATAATATTGACAGGATTCAATGTTATAATTCCTTTTATGTAATCAATGGTTCCTACATTTCTTCTGACAACAGTTGGGGATGTTGAATTAACAGCAGGAACGGTAAAGAAGAAAAGATTACCATTTTCTCTATTTGTATTAGGAACATCTCCAATATACAGTGGATTATTATTTCCACTGATATAAAATGCAGAAGATTTGATATTATATCCACTCATTCTTTCTATATGGAATTGATTACCAAAACCAATAGAATATTCAGCAAATGTATTCAAAGATACTCTCAGATCCCTTCTCATGTTAAGAGTAGTGATATTTGAAGTAATACCATCCTGACTTTGATCAATAATATTCAAAAATTTGCTATATTTGAATCTTGCACCATATCTATTCAATTCAGTAGATTCCGCATACTTATTTGCGTTAGATTGTACCAAACTAGAAATATCAGTTCCAGAAGGTGCTAAATTACTGTTATAATAAATTTTTGAATTTGCCTCAACATACAAATACTTCAAATCAAGGATTTCTGGGACAATTCCAGCTACTGCATACTTTTTTAACCTCATTCTGATGTTTTCTTTGACCAAATTTGGCAAAAAGTCGCCAGAACGCGGTTTTATGCTAATAAAGACCTTTCCATATTGAGGAGGAACCAAATCTTCACCTCCAAAAACCGAAATTGACTCAGTTTCGGGATAAATCTTGTTTGGAATTAGTGATTCATAGTCATTTGAGGTTAAAGTCCTATTTTGAGCAGCATAAATTCGAGGTGCATACTTTTTAATCGAATCTACAGTCTCAATAGTCTCACCACCCGAAGATTGTAACCCTGTAGTCAATAATGAGATGCCCGAAGTAACATTATACTCACTGGCATTTCTAGTATAGGTTATTTTTCCTGCAAATTGGAAACTTTGAACTCCATTTCCACCATCACCGCTAGAAACGATATAATCTACGTCTGCAACGTTACCATCTTCCAATTTTTTACCAAAAATACCGTCTCCAAAGAATAATTCATACCTTTCATCCTCAACTTCCTGTAAAAAGAAGACTTTTGACTGAGAATTGATGTCAAAAAGACTATCTTGCGAAGAATATTTGGTTCCGTTCGTTACACCAGAATTTTCTTTAACTCTTACCTTAATTAAAGTGCTATCAATGCCCGTATTTGGTAAAATAAACTTCTGATTTGGGTTTGCAGACGATTCTGTGAATTGAGCTGTTAAAAGAGTCCCCTCATAGATGTAAATATCGTTAAAATATGCAATTCCGTCCTTAACAGGGACTGTAATATCTTCACAAATTGAAAAAACTAGAGAATCTTGACCAAAAGTAGCAGATGTTGCTGCAACTGGACCTTTTTTAAGGACTATTGAAGCAGGTGTGGGACTAATACTTGAACAATCTACGTAAAAACTGACTGTCGCCCTTGCTGAAGTCCTTGAACGCGGTAAATATCCAATATTTCTTGCTAATGCAACCACATTTTCTCTTAAAGTTGCACTATCAATGAAACATTCATTGGCAACCATGTTGGCATTATAAGAAGTAATGTAAGTATTGTATGCCAATACGTCCAAAATGGTTGATAAATTGGATCCCTCGAAGTTATAATCAGTAAATTCTGAATTAGCTTGTAAATATTCTTTGAGGGATGTCTTAACCTGAGCAAAATCAAGGTTAGAGAAGTTAACTAAAGGCATTTTATCTGGTTGGTTGCAACACGAATTCTAATTGTTGAGGTAGAACGTCTGCTCCTACCACTTCGTATGTTATAGTTACATCAAAAGCATTATTATCAAAGTTCGGAAAGGTCTTTACATCAATCAATTCCACTCTTGGTTCATAATTATTGATAGATTGACGTATATGATCTTCAATTATACCCCCTGCAATGTCATCAATATTTTCAAAAAGTGCTCCAGTAATTTCTGAACCGAATTCTGGGTCAAAAAACTTCTCTCCAGGGAGGGTAAATACAATATTTTTAATAGAACGAGCGATTGCGTCCTCATTTTTAAGTG